ACAAATACTTTAAACCTACATTTAAACATTACTTAACAGACCATGTGAAAAGTAAAGTAATTAAAATAGACTCAGTAGAATGGGATATCGCATTGTTTCTTCCAACTCAGAGATTTAAGTTTGCGAGTTCTGCTAAAGTTTACTCAGACAGTAGGAGTATGATATAATGCCTTTTAATGTAAACGAAATGGTTTCATCAATCAACAGGTCAGGTGTTGCTCAAGCATCTCACTTTCAAGTCCAGATAACAAATACAAATCCTAGACTAGAAAGAGAATTAATGGCAAGAGCAGATAGTGTAAACTTGCCAGGAAGAACGATTACTACTACTGAACATAAATTCTCAAACTATGGTCCATTAAATAAAGTTCCTTATGGGCAAATCTATGGCGACTTAACAGTTACTTTTGTTATGTCTGAGGATTTAAGAGAAAAAGATTATTTTGAGAAATGGCAAAATGCCATGGTCAATACTGGTGCGTATGACGGTCAATCATCAAGAGATGTATCAAGTCCTGCTAAATTTAATACAAAATATTTCCAAGATTATGCAGGTGTAGTTCTTATTAGACAATATGGTGCTAATGGTGGTTTAAGAACAATACATAAATTAAATGAAGCATATCCAATATTAATAGGTGAAACAACTATGGATTGGAATAATGCTGAAGTTATGAAATTGACTGTAACATTTGCGTTCAGAAATTATGAGTTTGTGGTTGAAGATGCGTCTAACCAACCTGGACTTGGTTTAGGATTTTCGTTTCGTTTAGCGAAAGGTGGTGCTTTAGATGCAGCACTCAGAGTTCCAGGATTCGGCAGTGTTTCAAGTAGAGGTGTTCCTCCAGGAGTTATTGCTGCAGCAAGTCCACAATTAATCAATAGTGCAGGAAATATATTGAAATATGGAGCGAGAAGGATAGCATCGATTTTTAAAGCATAGATAATAGGAGTATATTATGAGTTTACCAAAGTTGGAGACACCTTTGTTTGTCACCAAACTTCCATCGAATGGTGCGGAAGTAATGTTTAGACCTTTTTTAGTTAAAGAAGAAAAGGTTTTATTGATGGCACTAGAGGGTGGTGAAGAGAATGAAATTACAAGAGCAGTGCAAGCAATAATTAAATCCTGCTTACTTGATGATGAGTTTGATATTAATAAAATGTCAACATTTGATATTGAACATTTATTTTTACAGATTAGAGCAAAGTCTGTTGGCGAAATGGTTGAAATGGTTGTTAGGCATAATCAAGATGATGAATGTAAACACCAAACAACTGTAGCAATTAATTTAGAAGATGTAAAAGTAAATGGTGAAATACAAGACGGCAAGATTATGATCAATGATGAGATTGGAGTTAAATTAAGATATCCAAATTTAAGTGATCTTGCTAATTTACTTGATGACGATGATGATTCGGTATTCAATGTAATAAATAATTGCGTAGAGTATGTGTTTGATAAAGATAATGTATATAATGACTTTACGAAAGAAGAAATTGTTAATTGGATGGAACAATTAACGCAAGAGCAGTTTAAAAAGATTAATGACTTTATGGAAAATATTCCGAGATTAAGTCATGAAATAAATTGGACTTGTAGTAAGTGTGGCAAAGAAGATAGTGTAACCGTGGAGGGACTAAACGGTTTTTTTATCTAGCACTCATGCATGAATCGTTAGCGAATTTGTATGAGTTGAACTTCGCTTTGATGCAACACCATAACTACTCGTTGACAGAACTTGAGAATATGATGCCTTGGGAAAGGGAAATATATGTGACATTATTAATGAACTTTTTAGAAGAACAAGCAGAAAGAATGAAGAATGGCTGAATATAATTTACCTAAAATAAATGTAGATCCTAAAGTTGGTTCAAAACCAGTTGTAGACGCAGTTGCTGAACTCAATGAAAACACAACAGACAATCGTCAAAGATTACAAAAAAGTTTAAGAGCAGGACTGCTTAATGTTAAGAAGTCTGTTGATGGTATGCATGAAACAATTAAAAAGCAGTATTATCTTCAGAAAGAAATGTTTGAACAACAAAGCATTGCTATGGCATTCGCAAGAGAACAAGCAATGGAATCAAGAAGAGCAAGTGGAACAGATGGTTTTGGGTTAGGACAATTTGGTGGAGAAGAGGGTGGTTTAATTAAAAGATTATCTGATGCTGGTTTATTAGACTTAGCAAGTTTAGCAGCACCTGCTGCACTTGGATATGGAATGGGTAAAGGAAAGAAACAAAAAACTACAGTTCCTGATAAAAAGACAAAACCGAAAGCAAAACCAAAAGGAAAAGGTAAACTTGGTGCATTAGCAAGTGTGTTAGCATACTTTGGGTTAGACTCTTTAATTGGCGGAGAGGCAGCACCAGTTGCAAGTGAAATTCCTGGGAAAGAAAAACCTAAAGCATCTCCAACTCCTGATTCTAAAAAGGCAGGTAAAACTTGGTGGGAGAGAACTAAAGATAGATTATTCGGAACTCAAAAGTCTGGGGCAGCAAACTTAAAAGGAACATCAACTATGGGAACTCCATGGTGGGCAAAGTTTGGAACTTTTGCTACTGCTATGATGCCAACCACACTTTCTGCTGATGATGAAAAATCTTCTCAAAAAGAACAAGCAGCACTTGAAAAACAAAGACAAGAATTTGTAAAGAAAGGTGGACAGTTTGAAGTATTAAATGGAAAAGATATTGAACAATTTGAAAAGAGTCAGGAGTTACAAAAACTTAAAGATTCTAAAGATGAGATGGAAGAAACTCTCATAGATAATACTATGAAGAATCTTGAAAACCTTAAAAAGATTGAAGAAGAAAAAGCAAAAAGAATAGAAGCAACAAATACGATATTAAATGATAATACCAGAAAAGTCGATCCAGTTACTGGTGTCCCAATTGTAACAACCCAAGAAATATTAGAAAAGAAACTTGAAGAGTGGAATAAATTAAACGAATTAATTGCTAAAGAAAAAGGTTTAAGAAAAGAAAAAGAAGATAAGGTCTGGGCAGAGAGAAGTAAACTGTGGGAGCAAACTGATGCGTTTGATAAAGAAGATGCTAAGAAAAGAAAAGCATTCGCAGAGTATCAAGAAGAACAGTTTAAAAAGATAAGTGCTGAGTATGATCAAAACACCAAAAAAGCAATTTCTGATAGATTAAAATATGACCAGTTTTTAAATAAAGTTAATAGTGGTAAAATTAGTATTGTTTCTCAAGGAGAATACAATAAGATGAAAGGTAAACCAGATATTATTGGTGCACCTAATAACACTGGTAAAGTAATTAATGCGGGAAGTAAGGTAATTAAAAATGACACTAAGTCAATTGTCGTTGCTCCAAATGACAATAGTGTTGTTAATACTAATACTATTCAGAATAACAACACTAATGTTATACCAGCAAATGCCAATAGAAGTAAGAACTCTCCTATGGATGATTACAGATTATCGCCACAGTTTAAATAATCTTTCTCATTCCTAAAGATTTTCTACCATCAAATTTATATGCTGCCTTTTCATCTGTATTTTCTACAAAGAAAGCAGACATTTCTATTTGGTAAGATCCTTGAGTTGCGACTAATGGTTCTTTATATCTTTCTAGTTTACTATCATAGATAACAATACCACCAACGGTTTGTTCAATATATTCACCGTTTATAAAAATGCCCCATGTATAATCTTCTAGTCCTTTGTATTCTTGACCTAGAACAATTCTACAAGCATAATCGCTATTATTATCTTCAATATTCTTAGTCAACTGCTCACCACTCATCCAGTTTCTTAGATAAGAATATGTCGGCACTAAATCTTTACCAACAATATTTGATACATGTGGTGTTAAAAAACCCAAAATGGATTCTGTGAATGTATCTGCATAAAATGCTGTTCCAGCATTTGTGTTTGGATTTTTTATAACAGACTCATCTCTAAAGTATGAATGCTTGTAGATGGCATACTGAGATGCCACTCCACAAACATCGCTGTTTAGAAAGTCGTTATCTACATGATAACCTTTTTCCATTTATTCCTCCGCAAGTTTCTCAAAGAAAGATAATGACTCATCGTCATCATCTCCGAAAGCATCGTCAATATCAGCAGAAGCACTTACGATAGTAGGTGCTGGAGCAGACTTGACTTCAGGTGCAGGAGCAGTGTCTTCAGCATCAGCAAAATCTTCAGCAGTAGTCTTAGGAGCAGTAGCACCTGTAACACCTAAAACTCTATTTAGTTTCGCTTCCAACTCAGCATAAGGTTTAAAGTTCTTAGGATTAAGGAACTCTTGTAGTGAATGTAATTTACCATACACTCCCTCAAGTGCTGCATCGTCACCGTTAAGTAGAGCAGACGGTGCGTCAAACTCA